TTGAAATCCAAGTCTGATCCTCACTATCCACTCCCCAGCTACAACGCCTGCATGGGTTACACGAGAAAGGAGAAGGGAGTTTATCAAGCATTGCTTGATCGTTATCACGGTGATGAAGCACCATGGTTTGAAATAAATCAACCACTGCTTCACCACCCCGAAAACGTACTCCTTCACAACATCCTCCACTCCGATCCAGAGACTGCCTTCTTCAAGGACAGAATCTTGCATGGACCGTCATGTAGACTCAGGGTAGAGTCAGTGTTACCCCCCCAAACATGGGCTAACCTAGCCAATGGGGTACAGCCAGTGTACAGGTGGAGAGTATCGGAGCAGCAGGCGCCCACTACGGGGCGGGGCTATGCCCTTGCCGTAATGGGGGAAACCTCTACTCCTCATCTCTCACCTCTAGCACTAGTAGAGAGTGGTGCAAAAATCCGCGTTGCCACCTTACATGATGCTCCCTCTGTCCATGGAAGTCGCCTCTTAACTGCATCATTCCTTCCCCTATTAAAGGGACTGAAATGTACAGGAGACATCCTCAATGGAAGAGAGATAAAGCTCAACGCTAACCACACGGAAGCGAAACTATACTCTGCTGATCTCTCAGCAGCAACAGACTACATCCACCATGATCTCGCCCGACAGTGTTGGACACTGTGGTGTAAGTCCCAAGGGACTGACATGCGATTACATGACATGGGATGGAGACTGCTTGGACCTCACTGGAACACAGAGAGTCAAAAGATGACATCTCGTGGTATCCATATGGGTGAGGGCATCAGCTGGCCAATACTTTGCCTCATCAACGGATGGGCGGCTTGGCAGGCTGGTGCAACCAAGGATAGTTACGCAATATGTGGAGACGACCTTATCGGGTTTTGGAGTCGGAAGACAGCAGATCGGTATGAAGCCAATCTCGAAGCTGCCGGACTTGTCATAAACAAGTCCAAGTCCTTCTTCGCACCCAAAGGGGTCTTCTGTGAGCGCATCGTGCAAGTGTGTCCTGATGGAAGTGCAAGATCCGTGCAACGTCTCACCATGGCCGAAGCTGGTGGTCAGAAGCATGGATGGGGTTCTGGGGAGAATTGGCAACAAGTTCTCCAGTCCCTTGAAAGCAAGGTACTCCATTGGCGGCAAACCAATGACAAGGACCCCCTACACAACCTAACACAAGACACTATACAAAGGATCAGACCACACAACAGTGCGTCTGGTCCCACCAGCATTGGTGGATCTGGATCTGGGCAAGCCAAGCCGGAACTGATTGTCGGATTTCTTCAAAGAAATGGAAGACTTCCTAAATCGGGTCCCTCTTGCAAAGCCGAAGACCGTGCAACCTTTGCTACACTTCATGAGATGAAGCAACCATTGTGCCCAAAAGGGGGCCTTGATGCTGAAGAGGTCAAGAAAGACATTCAGATACATCAAGGTGTCCGGGACCTATTAGGTGGTCAGAGGAGGGATAATCACCCCGCCCAGTACAAACAATGGAGGCAGACATCACAGAGGATGTGTGGCAGCGGTCGCAAGGCCTTGAAATCACAAGATCTGATCCAGATCATCAACACTAGTGCTTACTTGACTACTAGAATCAAGCGCAATGCAACGTGGCGTTTGCGGTTCTGCGTAGGAAAGACACCTCATCGGAAACTGAATTGGTTGGCCAGAATGCTCAAGCCTCGGAAAGAATACATCGAGGGCATAGAGCGCGACTGCC